TGGCCAGTTCCGTCACCAGTTATTATGTTTTCACGTCTTAAATTACCAAGCAAAGTCTGCACAACTCCAGCATCGTCAGCCTCTGACGTTGATACTTCTATGTTATGTGCTTCTCTATATTCTCCTACAGGCAATAGACGCTCGTCGATGTCTCTGTTCATCTTGCCGGCAGAGAAGTTATTTCTCAACTCTCCCATATGTTAGTGCTTAATTATTTTAGAGCTACCTCTAAGTACTTGAGTTAATTCTTCTAGCTTAATATTTGAAAGCCTAAGCTTAGCTTTTCTAGTTTCTGCAAACCTCTCTTTCTTTATAACTTGTAAAATTGTAGGTTGCGTATCTTTTCTAGCAGATAATACTCCATATAGTATGTGCTTGTATATAGCTTCTTCTGCTAGTTTAGGAACCTCACACATTGTAAGATCAATACCGTCAAAGCCTGCAGTTGATGCTATGCCATCACTTATATATTTAAGCACAACAGTTTTGCCAGATATATTAGAACTAAAGTGAAACTTACCTTGTGTTTCGTCTACAAAAAACGTTCCGTTTACTTGAGCGTACTGAGGATCAATACCATATCTACCGCCAATTAAGTCGCCATATACGTCGTCTATTTCGTCTGCATCAATATTACCTATATCGTTAGTAATATTGCTTTTAAAATTTTCAAAACTAGTAGATCCAAGGTTTCCATCAGAGTCTGCGGCTGTTCTAGTTAAGTCGTTATTAGCGCCTGTAGTAGTAAAACCACCGTAACCTTGCACTGGTTCGTTTACATCAAACGGATTACCTGATTTGTTTGTAGGATATAATCTACGAAACATACCGTCTGTATCAACCCACTGCAAGCTCACGTAGTTAACATAATCTAAAGGCATAACTAAAACTAAAGACGACGGTACTTCTACTTCTAAATCTTTAGTACACTTAAGCGTGTCGTAACTTAATTCTTGTAAACCTCTAATAGCATGAAACGTAACATCTGAAAGCAATACGTTTTCACACAGCTTACCTTTACCTATATAAGTTGCTGCAAAAGAATCTATAATCTCATTTAAAGGTATATACCTATAGTTACCAAAATCTTGATCTGTGTTATCGTAATAAGCTTGAGGAGCTGATTTTATTATACCCATTTATTTATAGTTTTTGAAGTTCTAATTCAGCAGCACCCATTTGAGCACCAATACTTGTAACATCAGGTTGGTTAATAACTATACCAGCTAATTCTAGTATTTTATTTACAAGAGTATCTTCTTCTGATATGTGTAGCTCAAAGTCTACCGCTGCGTTAGCATTAAAAAGAGCTTGGTTATTAACAACTACATAAGCCCACTCAGCGGTTCTGGGTGTACAAAAACATTCAACAGTAACGCTACTTGAAACAGGAGTGTCACCACCATCATAAACTTGAATATCTTCTCCAGTAGTTCTACTATCACAATATATGGGTCCTAAACCAGCTGTAGTTGCCATATGTCTAGTAGAGTTTTTTAAACGTTGAGCTTCAAATACACTAACTTTCTGACAAGGTTCATTACCAGATAATACCATACCGTACTGAAATACCGGTCTAGCTACACTTGATATAGTTCCATTTGCTGGAAACGTAGTTCCACTTGTTACTGTTTGAAAAATAGAAAACGGCGATAGCTTCCTAGCTAACAGCTCGTCAATATCTGTTTCGTCTATCTCGTTAGTTCTATTAGGTTCTTGCCTATTACGTAGATTCTTTGAATAAAAATAAGACTCAAAAATTTTCATTTGAGCCTGGTTTGCCAATAAGTTAAACTCTTGCGGAGTTATATAACCGCGCTGCTCTTTATTAGCCAGCACTAATACTCTTGAATATACTGTGTTTATACTTACTGCCATAATTCGTTTTTAAAGTATAGTGACCGCCCCGAAAGGCAGTCACATTACTAGTTAATTTAATCTTTTCTCTATATTAGAGTATATCTCCATACCTTCATCGGTTTTAAACCAAGCAGCTAACGCTGAGTATGGGTGTTCGTCAAACGGTATTGTCATAATCTTTCTATCGTTTGATCCCCACTTAAAGTAGCGCTGATCATTAGAAAGCTTTATAATACCTAACTCTGTAGCTCTAATACCGAAGTTTCTTAAAACTACATTGTCATCATTAACAAGCTCTAAGAATAAAGCTGGATTTCTCTTTGCATAAAGCAAGACATCTCTTTTTAATTCTTTAGAACTCATGTCTGATACTTTAGAACCAAGTTCAACTCTCATAATAGCTTCAGCTAAATCAATATCAATTGTCTTAGCTGTCATAAGAGCTTCTACTTCTAGCTCAAGTCTGTCAAGTTGACTTTCTGCAACTTCAACTGGCTTGTACTCGTAGAATAAATTGTTTCTATGAGGATGGTATAAAGAAAGTAGCTTTTGCAAAGTTACTTCTTCTTTAGGTACAAATAAAGATCCGCTTCTAAAAACAATATGCTCAAGCCTTTGATCGCCTTTCATCTCATCAACAAAAGGTGTTTTTTGGTTCTTGCAATATTTAAGCTCTCTTTCGTAACCTTTTTCTTCGTCAAAGTAGTATATATCAGCAGACTTTATTGATCTAGACAAAGGCTTTCTACGTCCTTTGAGATAATATATTCTATCTTTAAACTCCCAACCTTTATTTTTAGGTTTTTCTATAACTGGAGCAGGAGCTGGCATAGGTGCCTCTACTACTACAGTTTCTAATTGAGGTTCTTCTACAACCTCTTCTTTTTTCTTTTTAGCCATAATATAATATAATTAAATAATATAAAACTACCCCACCCGAAGGTGAGGTAGTTTCGTCAAATATAGTTTACTTCATCAACATGAAGTTGTTCGCGCCTTGTACAATTAAGCAACGCTCAGATAAGAAGTGCATTTGCATCGCGTCAAGCGCAGATGTAGCAGCACCTACTGAACCAGTTACCCAAGTCTTCATACGACGGTCATCAGTTTGAGAAGCTCTGTAACGTACGTGTAGGAACGGACGCTTTAAGTTCTTACCTAACTGCTGATCATATACAGTTGATGTACCAGCTGGAATAATAACTCCACGGATAGCGTTTGCAGCGTTAGCAGCGTTAATACCTCCACGAGTAGACTTATCGTTTAAGTAACGGAAGTCAGACTTGTAGAAGTCGTAAGAACCTCTGCGGAAACCAGAGAAGCCAAGGTTTAGAGCCATGTCTTCATCATTTTCAAACACTCCGTAAGAAGTACCGCCAGCACCGTATGAGTTCATTGAAGCAAGCATATCGTCTATAGCTAAAGATGTAGCACGGTTAACGAATAGCATGTTTTCTTCAATACCACCTTGAGAGTCAAACTCAGCAAGAATAGCGTCAAACTCAGCTAGATCAGTAGCAGCGTTTACTCCAGTAATACCTGAAGTTAAGTTACCGCGATCTTCGATAGCAGCAAATAAACCTTCAGATCCTACAGTAGTATCAGTTCCAGTTCCAAGATTTTGGTCTACTTCTGTACCAGTCTGACCTTTTTCAGCCTCAAGCATCGCCATCTCTAAGTAGTCGTTGAAACGAGCACGAGTGTCTGCTTCAGCTTTTAAGTACCATAAGAAACCTGATTGTCCGTCTTCAGCAGCTACTTCAACCCAACCAATACGAGATGCATCAGAACCTGATACTTCGTAGTAGTCTTTCATAATGATAGGCTTGTTAGTAAATGTCTTGAACGAAGGCTCGTTAGCGTCTCTTGCATCAACTAGAGCATCGCCTCCTTTGTTGTAACCAACTCCTTTAGAGAACTCGCTACCGTAAACTAGGATTGTAGCACCTAGCGCAGCAGTAGAAGAGTAACCTAAGTTAGCAGCGCTGTAAGGAGACACTGTGAGTAAGTCAGCATCTGTACCATCAATTGATTTAACTAAACACTTGTGTACTCCATTAGCACTTGCAATAATTACAGTATCATTAACTCTAATACCGTGGTTTATCACTGCCGGAGAAGCTCCGCCAGAAATACCATCAGAAGTGTCTGAGTTATTACCGTCAATATCAGATTGAATCTGAATAGTAGTGCTTGTTTTAACTTCACCTTTGTATGAAAGGTGTAGACGACCTTGCTCAGACCAAATAACTTGGTCAGCTGTCATCGCCTCTTCAGCTCCAACTTGCGAAAGGAAACCTGAAATTGTTCTTGGTCCGAACACTTCTGCTTCTTTCTCCATTAGATCTGGAACGTATTGTTGACCCCAACCTGCAGAGGTTGATAGGTCTAAGTAATTTGTAGATAACGCCTGCTGAATTGGAGCAGGTACGCTATTCAAATTATCTCCTGGTGTTAATGCCATTTTTTCTTAATTTTTATTTTTTACTTTTCATTTTAAATTTAAAAGAGGCTGAGTCATCACCTAGTATTTTAACTTTATATCCGTCTTCACCACCGACAAACTCTTGTCTAGAACTAGTGTCAACGTTTTTAGATTTTGCAAATGTTTCTTTTAAAGCATCTGCTTTACCTTGCTCGTAAAAATGTTTAGCGACTGCATCCGCATTCATAGCTGTGAATAAGCTTTTGTGGTAACCTTTAGCATCGCCTAAAGTATTATCTTCATCAAGAAACTTTCCGATAAAGTTATTAATATCACTTTGGCTGTTTTTAATTTGCTCGGCGTCTTTAACTGAATACCTATAATTTTTGTCACCGACGTTGTATTCAAAACCTTTGAACTTATCGTTAAACACTTTATTGGTCTTCTTATTAAAAACTAACTTTTGCCTTTCACTAGTTTTCTGCGTCTGTTCAGACTCTTTATTATATCTATTAAAGAAGTCAATAGCTTTCTGCTGCTCATTAGTGAGCTTGCTTCCAGCTTTAATTTCTTCATAGTACTTAGACTTTTGCCCGTCTAAATAGGCTTTAGCCTCGGCAACTTGCTCTTTTCGGGCTAATTTTCTTCTCTTTATATCTCGCTCATCATCTATTGATTCGTCATAGGCAAATTGATCTTCCATCAAAAAGTCTACTTCTTCAGAAGATAGATGAGGTTTAGTTTCTTTGTAGTATTCACGTAAAGCGTCTTGATCGTCTATGTCTTCAATATTTCTATTTAGTCGTACATAGTCTTCAAGGTCTCCGCCTGTCTCGTCCATAAAGTTAATAAGCTTTTGTACGTTATCAGGAAGTGGACCACCTGTAGCTTCAGCTTCATCTATAGCATCAGATATTTCTTCTTTTAAATCTTCAACTTCTTGTTCAGAAACTTCTTCTAGTACTGGTTCTTCTTGTTGTACTTCTTCAATAACTTCTTCTGTGGTTTCTTCTACAGTTTCAGCATTTTGATTTGATAAATCTACTTTAATAACGTCAGGATCTTCTGCGCTATTGAATTTAGTTAAATCAATCTCTGGTTGCTCCTCTACAACCTCTTCAACTTCCTCAGCTTGAGGTGCCTCTTGTTCTACCTCTTCGATTACTTCTTCGAGGTCTGTTTGTTTATTTTCTTCCATAATAAAATATTATATAATTAATTTCCAACTTGTGGGTTGAACTTATCTAAACCCAATCCGCCTCCAAGTATATCATTACCTGAAGACTCAAACTTTTTAATTTTTTCTCTTTTATCTTTTCTGTCTTCACCAACTTTTTGCATACGCTCACTTCTCATGCCATCTTGTTGCCTTAATTTTTGGTTAAGTTCAAACTCAAACTCCATTAACTCTTTCTTTAATTTAACCTCTTCTCTAAGCTGATTTAATCTACCTTGGCCACGCATCTGTTCTAGTTGCATGTCCGCTTGAGTTTTTGCCTGATTTTTTTGTATCTCAGTTTGAGCAATGGCTTGTTGAGCTTGCGCATTTGCTTGTGCTTGCGCCTGTGCGTTTTGTTGTTGGATTTGTTGATCTCTTTCTTGTTTTCTTTTTCGCTTTATCTTTAACAGTTGATTAGCTAGCTTAATGTTCCTAACTTCTCTAATATCTATTGCATCATCTAAATCTATTAACTGTTGAGTTAACGCTGTTTGTATATTGTTTTCTAATTGCTGCTTTTCTTGCTCGTCAGGCTCTAGTTCTAGGAATATACCAAAATCATATAAGTATAGATCAGACATTTCTTTTAATGTAGCTACGTTGTGAGAGCCTATAGCTTGTATAAAAGCATCTTTAGTCGGAGAGTATTCTAGTATGTCAGATATACGTAGTGACAAAGACTCTGCAACTTCTGAAGTTAAATACATAGAACCTAATAGAATATGCCTTGTAGCTACGTTTGAGTTAGCAGCCGCTAGCTTTTGTACACCTACTAATGACTTAGGATCTGGCAAACTAGCATCTCTAGCTTCGTTTAAACCAGTTACATCTCTAATCATTTGCAAGTAATAGTTGTAATTACCTATTAAAGCCTGTAACTTTCCGCCTGCTCCTTGGCCATTAGATATTTGTTGGATAGGCACTTTGCCAGGGTTTTGATCACCATCAGCAGTAAAGCTTCTACCAATAACACTACCAGTTTGGAAGAACATGTTTAGAGCTTCTTGTGGGTTATAATTAGTACCGTTACCTAAATCTATTTCAGCAAGTCCGTCTGCATCAAGGTATACTCCATCTGGAACCATGCGCGACATCACTTGCTGTAGTTTTAAATGAGTAAGTTGTATCATATCTGCAAAGCCAGTTATTCTGCTTACTAACGATTCAACTCTACCTTCATACATACGCGGAGCCACTAAAGAGTAGTTCATTTTAACTTTGTTAAAGTCAGACTTGCTTCGCATCATATTCTTTGACTTACCCCACTTGAGTAACTTATCTGTACCAAGAACTATAGCGCCATCAAAAACGCACTCAACAGATCTAGATAATCTACTGTAACCTCTTTCTTCATTATCAGGAGCTTTAAACGCATCTGATTTTTCAATAGCCTTCATGCCTCCGGTTCCAGTCTGCTTAACTTTGTAAACATCGTTCATATAAGTCTTATAATTAAAATATAAAACTTGAACTTTGTTCTTGTCAACTTCACTTATTCTTCTACCTCTTAAATATCTTTTTGAAGAGCTG